TTACAAACTTTCTATTACATCAAACTCATAACTAAATAATAAGTTACCATCACCATCATTTTCGCTTGTTGCAAATTCTTGAACATCACTTGCTAGATGTACTGTAAATGGAACTGCATCATAAGTAACAGCACTATCATTTGCTAATGCTTCTCTTAAAGGTGGCTCTATTGTTACTGTTGATGCATTACTAGATGATGTTGCATCTTCTACAACCATATAGACCTTAGAATGTGCGAACTTTATAAAATCACCTGCTTTTAATCTACCTGCACCATCTCCTGCAAATCCATTTATAGCTATAGTTGTATCTGCGACTGCATGAACTCCATCAACTAATAAAGTTCCACTTTCGTTTCCTAAAGCATTTAAATAGCTTGGCATTGTTATTGTAAAATTTTCTTTTCTGGCTCTTTGTTTCATTATAAATGCCATAATGGGTGCAAATTCTGACCTTTTCATAGGTGGATATTGGACTGTAAAACTAAATTTTTGACCTTGTACTTGTCTACGAAATGTTTTTCCACTATCGGTTTCAGAAAACAAAGTCTTTTGATTACTTGAAAGATTAACTGAAATAAAGTTTGTATTTGGTAATGCTCCACTCATATTATAGCCATTCTACCCTTTTCATTTACAGCACTATTTATAAGATTAACTATAGTACCTCTTGAATTAACTAATAATTCGTTAAATCCTCTAGCATCTACTGTGCTTATATTAAAGTTTACTGTTACTGCTTTACCCATTCCACCTAATTTATTATTCGGCACTACGTTTGATGGTTTGTCTGGAATAATTAATTCTGCACCTGCTTCACCAACCATATATGGCTGACCTTGATTCATTCGACCACCTAAACGCCTACCTTGATATTTTTGTTGGGCAATAGTAGCGATTTGAACAGCACCTAATGCACCTATTAAGATAGCCATAGGAATATTAGCTGATGCTAATGCTTTAGTTACACCAGTAGCAGTATTCATAAAAGCATCTGCCATATTTAAGGCTTTATTTATTTGAAATGCCTTTTTATTATTTTGTGACATAGAATTTAAAATCTGTTTGCCACCAGTAATAATCATATCTTTTTTCTGTTGCTCGGTTAATCCAGTCATTTTTAAATCTTGAAATTGTCCAGACTTCATTATTGCCGATTGTTCATTCATAAATGTTTGTCTTAGGGTTTTTTGATCTAATGCAGTTTTCTTTGCTATTTCTAGTGTTTTGTCTGCTGTTTGTTGTGCTATTGCAACTTCCATATCAGCAATGGCTTGAAGTGCATCTATATCACCAGTCATCTTCATACCTTTAGCATCACCAAATTCTGTTTCTGAACCAGTAGCTAATTCTGAACCAACAGCACTTCTTGTACTCATCAAACCACTTGCATCTATTGAATCTTTTAATTTTTTAGTTGATTCTGTTGTTTGATCTAACCTTTTAAGAAAATTAATAACTGCCAGTTCATTTTTACCAATTTTCTCGGCAGTTAAATCAAATACATTATTAAGTTCTTTAAATTCGGTACTACCTATTTCCCCTGCTTCACCAAACTTTTCTGCAACTTCTGTCATAGGTGTTTTAAGTTTTTCAGCAGTAAGTTTTAAATCTTTAACGGCTTGATCTGCTTTTTCAATTTGTTCTATAGACCTGCCAAAAGTAATTTTATTCATTTGCTCTTGTAGCAATGCCATAGCTTGAATTGTATGCCCAATAACACTTCTTATTTCATCTAAAATACCACCAATAAGAAACACTAATGCTTTACCCTTACCACCTAACATCAAGAAACCTATTACACCTATAGAATCGAGTGGTGCAGGTAATCCTTTAACATAGGCAACTAAGTTTTCCATTGATCTTCCGAGAAAAGAAAACAATGGCTGAAAGGTATCAAATACTTTAGCACCAGTTAAAAGAAAACTTCTGAAAGCTGAAACTAAACCTTTACCCATTCTTTCTGCTAGTTTTTCAATTCCTCCGAAATTTTTAGCAAGTTCTTGTTCTAAAATCATTGCTCCAGATTTAACAAAATCAAAAGGTGCTGAATCCATTAAGGTCATTTTAAACCCAAGAAACTTATCACCTATCATAGACATAACACCATCAAAGGTTTTAGCCATTTCATCACTAGCACCAACTACTGATAATGTTCCATCTTTGAAAGCTGTTAATATATGTTTTCTTGATTCTTCTGCACTAATCTTAACCCCTGCTTCAAAACCTAATAATGCCTTAACACCTCTTTCTCTAAATAAATCTGCTGAATTTATACCACTAGAAAATGTTCTTTGAATTTGTTCTGCTGTAGTTGCAAAATCTAACCCAGATGCACTAGCAATATCGCCAGTAATTTTTAATAAATTGTTGAGTTCGTCTGCATTTTTTGAAACAACTGCAAGGTTTGCTGAACCTCTTTGTATTTCCTGCAAACTAAATGGAACTTGACCTGCAAATTTAACTAGACCTTTAAAGGCTTTTTCACCCTCTCTAGCATCACTAAATAAGAATTTAAACCTTACCCTTAGATTTTCTACTTCTCTACCAGTATCTAGGAAACTTTTAGCAACTAAACCTGCACCTAAACCAATAAAAGCATTTCTAAGGTTAAAGACTGCACCTTTTAGCTTATCAACAGCACCAGTTGCAGACCTCATAGCTTGTCTGGTCTTATCTTTGGCTATAATGTCTATATTTACTTGTTTTGTTGCCACTATCTTTGAGCCTTTGCTAGTCGTTCTTGTCTTTCTCTTTCATCACTTTGAATTTGAAAGTATGCTAACCACATATTAAACTCATCTACTGACATTTGCAAGATTTCGGAAACAGTCTTGTGTAGCTTTTCTGCTAACCCAAAAATATTATGTAATTCTACATTATTTCTAAGTTTTTTTTATTATCTTCAATATCTGTGTTTCCAGTTCCCATAATCTTTGTCGCAACATCTGCAATAACATTGGTATCAGCTTTAGTTTTAAAAGCTAGAACATGACTTCCATTAAACATTTTATTACCATCTTTTGTTAATGCCTTTTCAATAATAACATCAATCAAAACAATTAAATCTGTGCCACTAGCACCTTTAAAAATCTTTTGTTTTTCAAGCATATTAAAAGGTTTACAAAATATAGCTTTATCGCCTACTAAATCCCATTCTGGTACTTCAATTATTTGAGTGTCAAGGGTACTGAAATGGTTTCTAATACCATCAAAATAATCAATTTTTTGTTCTGTCATTTACACAGTACCGATAGTAAGACCACCATTGCCTTGTACTGATACAGTTCTAGTTGTAACACCATCTAATGTAACACCTACTGACATTCCAGTTACAATACCAGTTCCAGAGAATTTTCTATCTCCAGAAGCATTACCCTCTGGTAAAAATGCAAATGTAAGTTCTGCACCTTGTACAAGATTAGTTTGTGCTGTATCTGTTTCATCAAAGTTCATATCAATACTTGCTGTATAAGTACCTCTACCAACTAAATAGGATTTCATTGAATTTCCTAAAGGTGTATCTTCTACAACGTCTTGTGTAGTATCTACAGTAAATCCAGTAGCATTACCTAGTGTATCACTACCTATTGTAACAACTCCCTCTTTTCCATGATGTGTAGCCATTTATAACTCCTTATCGTTAGCTTCGTTAGTTTCTTTAATTTTTTCAGCTTTTTTAACAACTGCTTTTTCATTTCCTATAGTAAAACCATTTTTCTTAAAATGCTCTACATGGTCTTCTGAACATTTTATAATAGTTTCGCCTTTTTTCATAGTAACATTTTTAGCCATTATGCACTCCCTCTAGTAAATTCATAAACAACCCTTGCTGTTATTCTTACACCACCATAAGGATAAATAGTTCCCTCGTCTGATGATGCTTCTATTATTTGGGTATCTATTGCATTACCATTTCTAGTTATATCATTATCTAAAGTTTCTTCAACAACTTCTATAATTTGATTTCTAACAGTATCTATATTTGTTGTTGTGCCTTTACCAAAAGCAACTATTAAAAAATCTATTGTACCTCGATATGTTCCTGCTCCAGTATCGCCTATGCTTAATACTTCCCTTGTTTCATCACCACTTTGTATAAACATTGCAGGAAACTGGGCATCACTTAATTCTTCAACTTCAAAAGGTTCTCTAGTAATCTTTTTAAACTCAATAGGACTTGTTACAGCATCAAGTTTTGTGATTATATCACTAGCTATGTTTTCTCTTTTGCTCATAATTTCATTTCTTTAAAATAAAAATTTTGAAATTCTTTAATTATTTTATCTTCTTCCTTGTTACCTATAGCAAAAAAAGGTCTTTTTGTATTTCTTTTGCCTACTCCAAAACTATCGTGATAACTTGCAATCTTTTCTCTTTCCTTATTAGCAAAGAATAATGTGCTTTTTAAACCACCAGTTTTAAAGTCTAAACTTCTAAACATTTTACCAGTATCTGTTAAATCTACAAAACCAGTTTGTCTACCTCGCTTTTTTCGGCTTCTCACAGTAGATGGAGCATATGACCTCATATTACCCCCATCTGGTAGTTTACCTGCTTGTGTTCGCTTTGTAATCATCAATATAGCCATGTTTGAAACTCTATTAAGTGATTTGGTTATTACTGCCTTTTGTTTTCTACTAATTTTCTTTAGTAGATTAGTTATTTCTATAGAATTTACGTTAACTTTTACATCAACTGACATTATCTAACTAACCTTAACTGATGTAATGATTCTTTTTCACTATCTGAAACAGTACCACCACCATCTTCATCATATTCAACACCATCTCTAAGAATAGCTTGAAATTCTTCTTCATATCTATCTCTATAGAAATCTATTTGAACTTGGAATGTGTCTTTGCCCTCGCCAGTATCTGGGTCTTTCCATTTAGTTAGAATTGGATAAGCATATTTCCATAAAGCTAAATAAACTACTGATTGTGTCCATTGTGAGTTTGTTAGCTTGCTATTAGTCATTTCAACTGATGTTACTTTGGTAATATCCTTATATCTGACTTGATGCCTATATCTTTCCCACCATTCTTCACGAACTCGTCTTAAAACATCATTTTCAGCAAATTGTAATTGATCGCCAAAATCGGTAATGCCAAAACCTAATATATCTGGTTGTATCTTTTGTAAATCGGTATTAGCAACTGCAAATTCAGATGTAGCCATTTACTTACCCTTTTTTTTAGATTTTTTATGTTTTGCACTTTTGTTGTTAAAAGAATCTACATCAATAATTGATTCTTCTTTTTTCCATTCATTATCTATTTTTGGTTCTGGTGTAGGCTCTACTTTAGGCTCAACATATAAAGACCAACCTCTTTTTGCCCATAATTTTTCATTTGGCTCATATTGTATTTTTAATCTTTCAATAATATCGCCTTTTTTATTTGATAGCTTTACAGTTTCCATCTTAAATCCCTTTAATAAAAGGGGTGGATTGACCACCCCATATATTATTAATTATTAAAGTGCAGAGTCTGCAGTTAATTTAACACCATAGCTATCGTGTAGTTCTCCTACACCATATACTGCTGTTGCTACAATTTCATCTGCTCTCAAACTTGCATCTCTTTGACTTTCAATCTTTAGGTCTTGCATCATAGCCATACCTAAAGCATCTTGAGAAAAGATTGCACCGATTGAATCATCTGAACCATCTACAGAAATATTTGAAGATTCAAAGACTTGGACACCTGCGATTTGACCTACAAATCCTGCTCTAAGTGCTTCGTTACCTAAATCTGGCATATTACCTGCACTACCAACAAATGTATTTGTTAGTTGTTTTTTGATTTGATACATGACCTTTGGGTGAAATACACCATAATAAGGTGCAGGAACATTTGCAGTCTTTAGTTTTGCAACTGCTTTGAACATTTCATCAATGGTAAGTTCGCCACCTGCAGAACCTTGACCCTCTGAAAAGCCAGTAAATAAAGCTGACAAATCTGTATCAACTTTTTTTGCGATTGCTTCACCAAATAACCTACCAATATCTCCTGCAACATTTCTTGATGCTGAATTTCTTGCTAAGTCTGTTAGTGTTGTCATAATACCAACTTCAGATGCTGTAATAGTAACTGAACTTGGGTTTATAGCTGTGTTTGAAAGGTCTGATGCTTCACTTACTGCTGATGCTGATACTACTCCATAAATCGGTACTTCTACTGATTTACCACCACCTACAATAGTGTAGTTTCTGACAAGGTTTCTCATTATTGATTGCTCATTTGCAACGAATAATGCTTCTGCAACTATCTCGGTGTATAGTTCCGAAATGGTTGAACTGGTTGTTTCACCTGACATATTTTAACTCCTTATAAATTTAATGTCATTTAATTGTTCAAAACAATCGTACTAGGTTTGGAATTTCTAATTTTTCTGTATTCAGAATATTTTTTCCTATCCGTTGGATTGTTCATATCTAAATCACTCAAATTTAAAGGTTTGTTGAGTTCTGACCTATCCACATTTGACACCGAGCCAGAACCACTAGGGGTAGCACTAACGAAGTGAGGGTTTTGTGTTAAGAACTCTTGAACCAATTCGTCTGTGGATAAAAGTTCACCCATTTTGTTATATCTTGCTAATCCAGATTTATCAAGTATTTCTACATTCCCTGATTCATTTAACTTAATATCGCTTTTTAAAAGTTCTACAACTTGGTCTGGATTAATAGCTTTATTCCTTGATGCTGATGATAATAAAGACTTGTTTATCTTAATATCTTTTAGCTGATTTTCTAAGTTTGTTTTTTCTTTATTAAACTCTTGAGTTCTTGTTTTAAGTATTTCCTCAAACTCACCCTTTTGAATTCTTTGCTTTTCTTCTAGGTCTTTTTGTGTCTTTACAGCATTTACAGCAATATCTAAATCTTCAACGCCCAGTTTCTTATACATAGACCCCCTTTCTTTGGCTAATCGTCTTTCAACAATGTTATTAACCTCATCTTGGGTAAATGTATTGGTTGGCTGTTCTTGTACTTGTGGTGCTTCTTCTTGAGTTTCAGCAGTTTGTTCTACTTGATTTTCTTCCATTTAAACCTCCATATTGGTAGTATCTTTATAGCATCTTCTTCTTTAATTTTCAACTAATCGTCATCTTCTGGTTCTAACCAATTATTATGACCCTCTTTCTCTGCTATCTCTGGCAATCTTAAAAACATTCTTTCATCATAACTAGCAAAATATAAAAATTCTTCATCATTTATTTGCCTACCTATTTCTCTAAATCTTTTATAATCTTTAACTGTGATAATTTTTTTTTCGACAATATCACCTGCTTCACCAATTATTTCTCTCATTTTAACACCTCATCTTCTAAAAATTGAATAAATTTTGGGTCTACAAGTTGTTCTTTACCCATATGATATAAGCTAAAATTTTCTGCAAACCATTCTTGAACGTCTTGAGTTGAATACCTTGTTGCACCCTTTTTGTAATACATACCCTCATCAAAAACTTTATTAGTTAATTTTTCTTCTATTGGTGGTTGTTCATATAATGGAATACGTTTAGGTCTATTTTTTAATTGATGTACTGTATGTGCAAATTCGTGATAAAGAACATTTCTAAATTTATCAAATTCATCATCAAAATAATAAAAAGCATTATGTGGTCTTACCCAAGTATCTGGTTTTTTCTTTCTTTCTTTAGTTACACTATCTCCAATTTTAAACTTTTTCCCCAAGTCGGCTTCTCTTTGATAGTAACCTTTACCAGTAAAAGCATTTCTAAATACTTCTGTGTCTCTATCCACATTGTTTTTATTAAAATACTTTGGGTTTATTTTTAAATTCCCATCACCCATTGACATTAATGCTCTACCCTTTGCAGTAACAGTAATAGACCTTAATTTTGGAACATTATATAATTCTGCTAATTCATCTAATTCTTGCATAACTGCATTTAATTGACTTGCTATTTCATTTTCTAGTTTTTCAACCCCAGTAACCTTACCAACATTTGTTTCATTAAATCTTGAATTTCCTACTGGTGGGTATCTATCATCTTTTGCATTTCTAGTAATTTGTTTTTGTAATTGGCTTGATATTAAACCACTATCCACAAAATTAAGTTCTTGAGAAGTTAAGGGGTTTTTTAATGATGACCTTTGACCTCTTCTTATTAACTCTGGTTCACTTTCCTCAACTACTGG